CCGCTTAATGAGACTAGGACGATCAGTAATAGCATCTTCTTCATTTTCAGCCATTGCCTTATAAAAATCACTTGCTTTTTCAGACGCTTGTAGTTCGTCTTTAATAACTTTATTCTTCTCTTTAGCCGCACCCATGACCTTACCCATCACGTAAATTATGGGTAGGGCCAGTGCTAGAGCGCCTATAATGTAGGTTTTGATTTTGCCAAAGATGAACACTAGTGTATGCCTTCTTTGTTGTCCTTGTACCTAGCGTATGCGGCTAGAGCTATGCCGCCGATTGCACAGAGTAGAAATACAGTTTTAAGGCTGTCTGCGTAGGCTACTAAGCCCTGCATCTGACCAGCTACTTCATTTAGACCTGTCGCCATGCCTGCAATACCAGCCCCTGCCATTGTCTTAGACTTCATCAGACTTTTAGGAGCTTTTGATGTAGGCTTTTGCACCATCTCAGGGCCACCTTCATCGGAAGGCATTAGAGCGTCCCGGCTAAAGATTGCAGCCTCTGCAGCCCTGCGCCGTGTGAGTCCTTTAAGGGGAGTGAGCTTACCGTCGATCCTAGCCTTGTTCCACCTCATTAGCTGTTCTGGGACATTGTCATATAGCCCCTTATTAAGATGCTTTAGCAAAGTAGATGACCTAAAGGCACCCTCCCCTAGATTAAAGACAAAAGATACAAGAGCATCATATTGTCCCTGAGATAGAGGTACTTGAACGTACTTCTTAACAGCCTTACCGTGATCGTTTAGGTCTTCAATAAGACGCATCTCACAGTACTCTTTAGTCCACTTAGTGCCTGAGCGTACTCCGCGAGTCGCGCCAAATCCACATGTAAATTTCCCTGCTGGGCAGCGGTAAGCTGATACCATTCCATCAGGCTGTACTCGATGCAAACCCTCAAACTTCTTTACCAGAGTTACGCCATCGTCGGATACTTTAATTGGGTGCATTGTATGTTCCTTAATTCATTGATTGCTGAATAAAGGGTCCAGATTGTTGCTGGGACATAAGTCCTATCCCATTGGAAGAAAGGTCACCTAATTGAGAGCCTTGCTGGCGGTAGCCTAGACTATCCATTGCCTGCATTAGTTGGGTAATGTTAGTGTTAGTCTGGGAAGAAAGAGCACCCTGTCTACTATATGTATTAGTAACTAGCACACCTTGCTGATCTAACCCGCGACGAACTTGAGAGCCATTAGCGTCTATAGATCCAGCAATTAATTTACCTTGATTATCAAAGGCATTTGCCAATGTACTATACTCTGAGCGTACACTTTCGTCAAGTTGATTGCCCTCCGTAGACAGTATCTGCTTAATAGTATTAAGCCTTTGAACGAAGTCTTGCTGTTGGGATGACTGTTGCTCATTAGCAGGTGCGATATTAGAGGCAATCTGCCGTGCAGTTTCTGCAAAGCCGCCCACTACTTGGTCAGCAGTTGCAGCCGACTGATCAGCTATATTAGCCTGATTACTTTGTAATTTTTTAGATGAACGAGAAGCCTGCTTCTCTAGTTCAGACTGATTGTCAGTGACTGCATCAAAACCACCAGTTACTGTAGAGGCAAGTTCAGCCCTCGCCTGATCTGCTAGAGTATTGGATTGGGCTTGATCCTTGCGGAGCGTATCTAATCCCGTCTGAACTCCACCTACACTATCCTGTATGTTAGTCTGGCCTGCAGATAAGTCCCCGTAGTAAGTAGTCGCCTCATCTCGCATTCCAGCCAGTACGTCACTCATGGTAGCTTGACCACCCAAGACTGCCGCTTGAAGGTCAGTCATCCGGGTTCCTTGTGCTGCAAAGCCAGTGTCTACACTTGACTGTACCCCTGCAACGTCACTACCAAGATTACCTATATTAGTATTAGCGGTATCTACGCCTGTCTGTATGCCTGTCTGACCTGCAACTAGATCAGTATATTGCTGACCTAGACCAGCAAAGCCAGTGTCTACTGAACTCTGTACACCACCAAGGTTGGTATTTACTGTATCGAGGCGTACGCCTACGTCATCAAAGCCTGTGTTGGTTGTGCCTTCAAGGGAACCAATCCGGTTCTCAATTCCACTTGTGTCTACAGTCTGATTAACAACCTGTGTCTGCGGAATAGCAGAAATCTGGTTACTAATATTAGTCTGTCCGGTACTAAGACCTGACTGATTATTCAGCATAGTGTCTTGGTTGGTCGTAATCGTTCCACCTACAGCCGCTGCGTCTGCAAAACCTGCATTTGTGTTGTCATTTACAGCAGTGACGCCGCTGCCAACACTGCTGTCTACTTCTGCCACAGAAGCACCGCCCCCGCCACCGCCGCCCTTAGACGTAATAAGACCAGAAGCCCTTGGGTTTAGATGCCTGTAAGGCATAAATAAGTTAAGTTTCATCTAAATCTCCATGTCATAGACGTAGTATTGAGTTTTGTATTTATTGCCTTGCCTACTACTTAAATTTTGCAGCCTGCGCTGCCAGCCTTTACGTCCCCACACCTGTATGTGAGAGCAGCCGTTTTTCTTGGCAAAGTCCTCAAACACTCTATGATCTATTTCGATCTGCTTGAGGGGAGTACCGTGTGCGGTACTGGTAATGATTTGGCAAGTCTTCACACTAGGGTATGTAAGAAACCGAAGAGTGGCGCTGCAGACTATCTTGTTATCCTCATCTAATCCCACCCAAACAAAGATGTTACCGTTTATGGCATCCTTGAAAAGATCAAAAACAGACATTTCATCGATGCCGTGGGACAGAGCCTTGTCTATGCCAGCTTCTATTAAAGGCCATACATTAAGTACTTGTTGAGGGGTTAAAAGGACAGTTGAAAACTTAGAAGTTTTTTCCGTCATGTACTCTCTTACTAAAAGTAATTTTGTATAATAATTATAACACTTATCTAATATATTAGCAAGGAGTTATGCTATTCCTTAGCTCTGGACATTAAGGTGCAGTTGGTAAAACTACTTCCCGTGGATCGGCTAAATCTAAATTGTTAGCAGGTAAATCACGCAAGGCTTGTCGATAAGTCTTCCATTGATTTTTCTTATCTGTTGTTAGCGGAGAGTCAGGCATAACCGTCCAATCGGACTCTTGAAGTAGGTAGAAACGTAGGTTACGCACACCGATTGCTACCATTTCAGCAGTGATTTCATGCTCTACTACTGGTGCAAAGTATTCAACATACCCTGCCTCTGTTAATCCAACCTGATCCTTTAGCCCAGTACGTTTCAGCACTTGGAGGTAAGGTATTTGTTCTTCAATTACGACGCCGTCTACTACATAGTTATACAATACCATTACATATCTCCCGTGCCTTTTGATGGAAATGAACGTCCCGCGCCCCAAATGATGCGGACACAACCGCGACCGCCTCTATTGAAACCACCGCCGCCGTAGCCAGCGTTTGATCCAGTTCCACCACCGCCGCCGCCATACAAACCGCCTCTACGATCACCAAATGATCCGTAACTGTAAAAACTATTCTCGCCCATTATTCCGTTCTCACCACCTGATCCACCCTGACCGGGGGAACCATTAGAACCATGCGCCCCAGATGCACCCTGACCAAATGGCCCAGTACCGCCACCAGATGCGCCACCGTGCGTGGAGCTATAACTACTACCACCAGACGCACCGCCGCCAGCACCAGAAGTACTTTGACCGCCGCCAGCACCAGTGTAACCACCAGCACCGCCACCGCCGTACTGGCCGGAAACACCGCCAGTACCGCCACCGTCGCCAGTGAAAGCACCGCCTGTGCTACCGTGGCCTTTGCCACCCATAACTGTAGACGTGCTGATAAAATAACTATCCGTACCAGCGTAATCATTGCCGAAACCGTTACCGCCTTTGCCGACCACAACGACGTAGTCTTGTCCGGGTACTACTGTAATATTATTCTTGTAGCCAAGACCGCCAGCGCAACCTCCAGCGCTAGACCAAGACGCTCCCTTGCTTCCAGAGCCACCGCCAATAGCAACTACACACACAGACGTTACTCCAGTCGGGCATGTCCAAGTGTACGCGCCATCTCCGAAGCCATAGAAGGCTTGCCCAACTGGACTAGAGCTGCCAGACGAACTAGATCCAGACGAACCAGACGAAGCACCGCCAGACGATGATAAAGTTAGAGAGCTTGAATTTAAAGTAAGTCCCATATCAATCTCCCTATGTTGTTGTCACGCCAGAGATACGAAGTTTTAACCCAATATTTGCTGAGTAACTTCTTGCTGATACTTCGGATGCGGTTGGTGTTGTGGTGACGTGGGTTACATCCCAACTATTACTTGGGTATCCCGCTGGGCTAGGGTATGCTGTCGAAGCTTCTGCACCAAAAGCAGGTGTCCCTTCAAAATCGAAGTAGGCAAGCTTTTCATTTGAGTTAATGTAATAAAACCTACTTCCCAATGTGATTTTTTTATTAGCTCCGTTACCACCTGCATCATAAACTGTTTGGGAATTACCACTAAGAGAAACATCTGTAGACGAACTTTTAGTAGCACTACTAAACTCCGTAGTACCGTCCCATAAGGGCCAATACCGTATTGTATTGCCATCATTTACAAATATATAGTAACCAGTTGTCGTTTCAACAGCGTAAAACTGGTGAGACAGGTTGTTAAAAGCGTTGTCTACATTCTCTGAGCCATTGGCGACAAGATTTTGAATAACATTAGTTTCTAAGTTGAAGGCATACGCCTTGTTTGTCTGATTTGGCCAAAAGAATAGCCACTTGTCTCTAATTCCAAACATTCTGGCATATGTGCTTACGCTACCGGGAAAATTGCCGTCATAAATATCTGTTGTAGCCCCTGTTGTTGACCAAGTATCCAGTCGTCTTATATCGCTGTTATTTGATTTGATATGATAGACATACCGATACCCATCAAACCACTTTGGAACGTAGCTTGAATTTTCAGTATAAATGCCAGTACCAGAGCTATTATAAAGGTTAGAAATCTGGCTGCTATTTGCATCATGTCGATAAAACCAAAAATTATTATTTGGGCCTAAGTTTGGTGCAACAACCCTAAACGCCGCATTGGTATCTATACTCGCTGGCAAAGTATTTGAAGTATCGAATACTCCAGTAATATTTGCAAACCCGTTTAACTTAGCGTTTGCAGAATAAATTGCATTTGTAATCGTGCTTTGGACATAAAATCTATCATCAATATAAGTAAACGGAATATTACTCGCCTTAACCTTAACAGTTGAACTCGGAGCAATAATTTCAGTGCCGCTAGAGCTTGCAGTCAGACCGACAATATCAAATCCATTAACCTGCAATTTTCCCGCTACCAAAAGTTCAGTACCCACCTCTTCTGCTTGAATAGATTTAATAACATGGGATGTGCTAGAGTCAGTGGTAACAATTGTAGCTTCGCCGCTACTGTTAAAGTCACTCTCTGTAAGAGTGTCACGATAGATTTCTGCTAATGTATCAGCCATTATATAGCTCCATATTTAAGTAGGGCTGCGGCTGAAACACCGTCGATGCCAGTGAGGTTTGTTGCGCTCAGTGCGGGTAACTGTCCCGACCCGTCGAGTTGAACGACTTGATTAGCGCCTGTGCCTACGTTTAAGGCTGACGCCGTGCCTAGATTATTGATTGCTGTGGTCAGATCGGAGGCTGACGCCTTTGTGGCAAGCGAGGAGGTCAGACCTGTTACTTCTGATACACTAATAGCTCCATCAGCTAGTGGATTACCCGCTGCGATTAGGTCTGCTAAGTCTCTTGCTTTTGTCATTGCGTCATCCTCTATAATTCCAAGCGTCGATGTTGACGTCACCGTCAGTTGAGTCGTACCAAGTCGAAAGAACAAATTTGCCGACAATAGCTGTTGAGGGGTGTTCGCTACAGCCGCTGGAATTTCCGTCACCAACAGGTCTTATAGTCCCAAAAGGAGCGTGGTGGCTGTAGTTTACAGGGTCAAATGTAACGTAATGAGAAAAAGCTGACCCTATAAAGTTCATGTATGTGCCATTAGATTGGCGGCAGAAAGTACTATCAGTACCTAAAGTTCTAAGCAAGAGATCGGTATTACCGCTATGAAGCTGCATAGGCGTTGTTTTTATAGCACGGGGAAGAATATTTATTTGCCTACCAAACGAAGATAGTGAAAATTCTTGGAGGAACGAGCTACCATCAATGTAAGCAGCATAGGCCCCACCTTTTGTTGGTAATACATAAGGAGGTCTGTCGTTGTTTTGAAAATATGCTGATTGAACGTTAACCGAATTTTGTGCCACTGCTATAGTAGATAATGTAGCGTTATTAGCACTATTTATGTATATCTTCACACTCGTAAAATATGTATTTTGGTTGGACTTCTTACCACACCCAATAATCCCCTCACCTGTTCCAATAAGGCGACCATTGTTACCCCCTTGCATGTGACTCGAAACAGTACTCGTTATAGTTGTGCCGTCAGGCTTTATAGCATAACATTTATGAGATGATGTACTTGACCCCGAAGTTAATACGCCTAGTAAATCGCCATCAGCCGTACAAGTAACCGTTGAAGGGCTGTGTCTAGCAGAGGCAAGACTTGTAAGTTGGCTAGTTGAAAGAACACTACCATTGTAATATATGTGCCGTAAGTACGCCGTAGTACCGCCTTGAACGTATAGCATAAGGCGGTCAACGCCGTTAGACGCAGCACCCCTTAATTGTGTAGCAGTACTATCAATTTGAATTGCACTAGCTTCTTGAGTAGCTGCGCCACTGTCGTCCAGTGACCAATAAGACACATGCAAATTGCCGCTTGAAGGATATCCCTCTACCAGAAAGAAAGTGTTAGACTTGCACGGTATAACCCGAGGCCCCCACCCTCTAACGGATGTATCTCCTGCTGGCATAGCAAATTGTGTATTAGCTGCAAAATCAATATTATTAACGAAACCTTGGTTGGGAGCATTTAGCACCGTACCGCCGCCGCTACCGCCGCCAAAGAATGAAGTTGTAGTACCCATTTTATATCACCTTTTCTTTATGAGAATGCCCAGCCAATTGTGGCATCGACGTATCTCAGAGACAGTACGAGATAGGCTG